GAAGAAGAAGTTATGGATACGGACTCTGATGAAATGATGGAGGAAACAGAAATGGAAATGGAAGAATCTTACAAAGAAGATGAAGAAATGGAAATGGACGAATCTTATTTAGAAGAAGATGAAGAAATCGTTTATGAAATTTCTTTTGACGATGAAGAGGAAGAAGATGAAGAAATGGAAATGGAAGAATCTTACAAAGAAGATGAAGAAATGGAAATGGACGAATCTTTAATGGAATCCAAAATGAAAATAAAAGCAAAAGGTAAGGTTGGTAATGGCCCAAAATTCAAATATTCCTCAAAACCAAACATGACTGGAGGATTTAAAGAAAAAATGAAACAAGGTCCTAAGTCAGTTGGTACAGGTAAAGCTGAATTTGAATACAAAGAAGGTGAAAACATGGATGGAAAAATGAAGAAAGTTACCATCAAAAAAACCGAAACAAAAGAAGCTTCACGTACTTTAGGTGCGGGAAGAAAGTTTGGAAGAAAAGGATTACCCAAACCAAAAGCAGCTCCGAGACACATTCAAGTTGAGTCTACGGATGTTGAAGTTAAACTTCTTAGAGAGAAAAATGAAGAATACAGAAAAGCACTTAACGTATTTAGAAATAAGTTAAATGAAGTGGCAGTTTTCAATTCAAACTTAGCTTACGCTACACGTTTGTTCACAGAACACTCAACTTCAAAACAAGAAAAAATAAATATTTTAAGAAGATTTGATTCTGTTGAATCGTTAAAAGAATCTAAGAGTTTATATCAAACCATTAAAAATGAATTGTCCACAGACAAAGGAAAAAGTATAAATGAGTCAGTTGAAAGAATTATTGAAAGTACGCCTACTACAGGTTCGGCAACAACTTTAATTGAATCAAAAACTTATGAAAATCCTCAGTTCTTGAGAATGAAAGATTTAATGGGAAAAATAAAATAAAAATAAAAAAAATAAAAAACAAAAAAAATGGGAGCATTATTAGAATCAGGTCTTGTTGGTAACATCGGGTTAAAACACCTTAAAGTTATTAAAGAAGATACAATTAACAAATGGGATAAATTAGGATTCCTAGAAGGTCTTAAAGGACATTTAAAAGAGAACGTGGCTCAATTATATGAGAACCAAGCATCTTTCCTAATTAATGAGGCAACATCAGAAGGTTCAAACGGAGCGTTTGAAACAGTTGTGTTTCCAATCGTAAGACGTGTTTTCTCTAAATTATTAGCGAACGACATCGTATCAGTACAAGCTATGAACTTACCTATCGGTAAATTATTCTACTTTGTACCTAAAATTCAAGGTTATAATACCGGTAATGAACACTTTGCACCAGTAGGAGCACCTAATGGAGCTAACGTTGGTGATGGTTACGGTGCTGGTAGTACTTACGGAAATAAAAATCTTTACGATTTATTCTATGAAGGTTCTGAACCAGGATTGAATCCGGCAGGGTTATTTGATTATTCTAAAGGTCAATTCACAGCGGTTACAGCATCAACAAGAGTTCAAGTATGGTCAGGTTCAGAATTAATTGACGAAACTACTGAATTAGATGGTGAAACAGTAAGAAAAGTTATCATCAAAATGTCAGGTTTCTCAAATTCAGGAGCTGGTAAATTAATCGGACCTGATGGTAATGAAATCGATACTGAAACTTTCTTATCTGATTTAGTTATCACTAAAGGTGCTGGTTTAGATGTTGACGCCGATTCAGCTTGTGAAGTTGCTGATAACACTCCATTATTATTTAGAGTTGTTACACAACAATACGGTAAAGGAATTGTTCAGTACGGTAAAACTACAACCGTTAACTGGGCAGAAGGAAATGGTGGTTCATTTAAAGATATTTGTGACGCTGAAGGTTACATTTATTTAGAAGTTGACTTATCTTGTCCGGCTTGTGTTGGTTGTGGTGCCGATACATTAGATGGTTACACAGGAACAACTATAGTTTCTGCGGCAACAACTACTTCATTCGTTGCAGTATTTAAAAGATACCGTGAATTAGAATTTGAAGATAAAATTGGTGAAGTTTCTTTTGATTTAGATTCAGTTACCGTTTCTGTTACTGAAAGAAAATTAAGAGCACAATGGTCTCCTGAATTAGCGCAAGACGTTGCGGCATTCCACAACATCGACGCTGAAGCTGAATTAACGGCATTATTATCTGAACAAGTTGCAGCTGAAATCGACCGTGAAATTTTACGTGATTTACGTAAAGGCGCGGCTTGGTCATTACGTTGGGATTACAACGGATGGAGAAGAGTTACAGGATTATCAACTTCTTATACTCAGAAAGATTGGAATCAAACTTTGATTACTGCAATTAACCAATTGTCAGCTCAAATCCACAAGTCAACTCTTCGTGGTGGTGCTAACTGGATCGTTGTATCAAGTGAGATTTCTGCAATCTTCGATGATTTAGAATACTTCCACGTATCTAACGCATCTCCTGAGCAAGATCAGTATAATATGGGTATTGAAAGAGTAGGTACTTTAGCAGGTCGTTACCAAGTGTATCGTGACCCTTACTTCCCACCAAACACAATTTTGTTGGGTCATAAAGGAACATCGTTACTTGATACTGGTTACATCTACGCACCGTACGTTCCACTTCAATTAACACCTACAATGTATAATCCATTCAACTTTACACCGATAAAAGGTATTATGACCCGTTACGCGAAAAAAATGGTGAATAATAGATTTTACGCGAAAATCACTGTTGATGGTGTTCGTACATTTGATTTAAGAGAATTGAGATAATCAAAATCTTAATATACCAAATAAAAAGGTCAGAGAAATCTGACCTTTTTTTATTTACATATTTAAATAAACGTTAATATGGTTATATTTATAATATATGAAAAAAATAATTTTAGAAAAAAATATTGTTGGGGAAATTATACGATTATATACGGAAGAAATGTTGGGTAGTCCTACCATATCTGAAAAAATGGGTATTCAGAAATATGTCATAATTAAAACACTAAAAGAGAATGGTGTTAATGTTGGTGTTTCCGGTAGAAAATTTAAAGGTGGTAAATCTGAAAGTGATAAAAGATATTATAAAAAAAACAGAGATAAAAGACTAAAATATTTTTCTGATTGGCAAAAAGAAAATAGAGATAGGTTAAATGAATACCATAAAGAATGGAGAGAAAAGAATATTGAGGGATATAGGAAACATAAAAGAGAGTACCAAAAAACTCGTAAAGCGAATGACCCCATCTATAAATTAATCTCAAATTTCAGAACTGCGATATACCAAGTATTAAAAGAAAATAATGTTGAGAAAAACGGGCATTATTTTGAGATTTTAAAGTATTCTCCTGATGAGTTAATATCTCATTTGGAAAAACAATTTAAAGACGATATGTCTTGGGACAATTATGGTAAATGGCACGTTGACCATATAAAACCAATTTCATCATTCGATATTAATGAAATTGGTGATAATGAATTTATGGAATGTTGGAAATTAGATAATCTCAGACCATTATGGGGAGAAGAAAATATCCGTAAATCAAATAAAATTATTTATAGGTTGTATTAGTTGTTGCAGGATTTGTCATAGGTTCATTAGTTTGTTCAGAACTAGTTGTTCATCCACCTAAATAAGGCTCCACAAACATATCATAAGATTTACGATATCCGTCAGGGTTAAATGGACTGAATTTACCATCAGTACCTACTTTAGGTATATTAAGAGCCGCCTTTAATTCAGACATTAGTTTATCATTACCCAAAACTTCACCACCACCTGATTCAACATACTTTTCATCTTCAAGATTGTACATTTTAAAATTATCACCTTTTTTAACAATTTTATTAATTTTTCCACCCTCCCAATAAAAATACCACGTAGCGGTTCCTATAACTGAAAATTTAACAGAACCTTTATTAGGCCCTTTATCAGGAATAATTGGAGGTTTTGATGTCACCTGAAACATGGTTATAAAATTATTATTTATATTGTCGTACTTTTTATCACTTGGCGGAATGTTTTTATTTTCTGTCTCTACGGTTGTGGGGGTCTTCCAAATAGGTTTTTTATTTTCATCCCTACTAAAACAAGATAATGATGATTGTTTACTAGCGTCACTATTCCAGTTTGTTGTTCCGTCAACACCATTACACCAATATGTAGATGTTCTATAATATTGTTTTAAAAAATTGGTAACATTTTCTGATGGTTCTATTTTTTGTGTTTGTTCGGAAAAAACAAAATTTAAATTAACCGAGATTGTTTGTCCCGCCAAATATTTTTCATTTGTTAATGGATTTGTTTTTGTAATCGCAATTGGGTCGTTAACACCACCAGTATCAACAACATAACTTTTTATCTCAGGTTTTAAATTTTGAGATATTGTTATTTTAGGTTCAGTTGTAGATATTAATTTTTCTTGAAGTTGTTTTAAAAAAGTATTGGATCTTCTATTTGACAAATCGGCATTTTTATTATAATTTGAATCCGGATTTGTCGGTTTGTTATATGTTTTTCTATCGTTAGATAAATCAAATGATGTTGCTTTATTACCCCAACTATTACTTGCCGTTCCTGTAACAAGAATACTTGTTAAAGTTATTGGTTGATTTGTTGGATTTTGTTTTTTAATTTCGGTAATAATATCATTATATGCGGACTCAATAAATTTGATTGGGTCATCACTTCCCGTGGCATATTCTGCGGTAAAAGTTTTATTAAACTTAATTGTTTTATTTTCAGTTGTTATTTTATTTTTACCTTGAATTTCGGTGTTTTTATTTACCGTTTCAGTTCGTTGTTCGGAAATAACCTTACCCTTTTCATAATTAAAAAGGTATTTCATTCTGTTTAATTCATTAATAATATTCATATGTAATAAATATACTCTATTTATATATTGTCATAACACATTTATTACAGAATTTTAAATTCTTATTGTTTACAGATTTTTTGTTCATAATACAATACTCGTTTTCGCAATGACTCAACCCATATAAATGACCAACTTCGTGAATAATACCAATTTTTAAATCTTCCCAAGGATGAGAACCATCAATCATAATTGATAAGAAATTTTTAATTGTAGCACCTAATGCCTGACTTTCATAGTTTCCGTCAATCATTGGATAGTTTGTTATGTATAGAGTCGGAATACTATTATATACGGTTTGTTCAAATTTATCTAAATTTATAACATTCTCAGCGTTAAAAAATAAGTTTTCAACATTAAATGTGTCATTCGATATTGTGGTTTCAAATCCAAAATATTCTGTTATTAAATCTTTTGTTTTTTGTAATGTTAATGAATCAAATTTATTAAGACCAATAATTCTCATTTTAACTGACGAATCTTTAACAATTTCACCATATTCTTGTGAATACGAATTAATAAATGTTAATAAAAATGTTATGGTTATGATTAACTTTTTCATAATACAAATATAGTGATTTTATTTAAACTGACCTATTTTTTTACTAAAAAAAACATATTTATAACTATATGAAACTCAAACAATTAATTAGAGAACATTTATTATTAGAGAAAAGAATAGGTCAGTTTGTAGATACATTTGAGATTAAAATGTCTTTTGACTTAATCAAACACATGGGTCATGCGGAACAAAGGGCTATGGGTGTTGGCAGGGAAAATATTGACAACTATGATATGAGACCTGTAAGTAATATGGAAATAAAATATTTTGTCCAACTTTTTAAAAGAGATATTGCGGAAAAAATTATATATGGGGATATTAAAAATGAAGAACCTTTTCTTATTAGAAGTTCTGAGAAAGGTTTGGCAATTCCAATTAAACCAATTCATAACGGGGGAACTAGTTGGAAACTAGTTGTTATGACGGTTTGGAGGGAAAGTGATACCCACAAATTTAAAACATTTGAGGGACAAGTGGTTATTGAAAAATAAAAAGGGGACAATCGTCCCCTTTGGTTTTGAAGTTTTTGTCTGAGCTTGTGAACTAATCGGTTGTCCGCGTAATGAACAAAGGTGTCTTCAAATTATTCCATCTTAACGATTGAGGTTTACCAAACCCTGAATGTTCGTCATTCATTCCGCCGAGTTGTTAGGGTAATCTCGGTTCAACCCTTTTCATTATACAAATATACAAACTTTTTTTGATTATTCCTAATCTTCAATAAAATAAATTTGAATGTTAATATAAGTATTTTTTCCCATATTAAGATTTGTATTTGTCATAATAAGATAATTTTTTAATTCAAATTCAAATTCTTTGTGATTAAATTTAACATCAGAACAATGTTCAAATGAGTAGTTTGACAAATGAAAATCATCCATTTGGTCGTAACA